AGCGAATTAAAGGCAAAAGTGTTAGAGATTTTTGAAATTACAGAAGTAAAAGATTTAGGATCTGCACTGATGAAAAATCTTGACAATTGCGAGAAAATGCAGGCATTTGAGGAAGCTGTAAATGGCGACTTGTCAAAGGATTGGTTGCAAAAGATTTATCAGTATCACGAAGCGGACCGCAAAGAAAAGAAGCAGGATTACACCCCTGCAAGCCTTGGGAAGCTTTTAGCTAAATTATCAGGGGAGAGTGATGTTGTAATGGATCTTTGCGCAGGAAGTGGCGCATTAACTATTCAAAAGTGGAATGAAAATCACAATCAAAGATTTTCGCTATACGAATTGGACGAGAATGTAATCCCATATTTACTGTATAACTTAACGGTAAGAAATATAGAGGCTACAGTGGTGAGAGCAGACGCGTTGAAAAACGAAGTATATGAAAGTTGGAAAATTGAAAAAGGAGAAAAGTATGGGAAGTGTATTGTTATCAAATCCGCCGTATAACCTAAAGTGGGAGCCGCCAAGTATGGCAGGGTTCGACCAAAGATTTATGGGTTATGGCATACCACCGAAAAACAATGCAAATTATGCTTTTGTGCTTACAGGTGTAAACTTAGCTGATAAGTCTTGCTTTTTGCTACCGCTTTCGGTATTGAGTCCAAAGCAAGTAGAAAGCGACATAATAAAAATACTTGTAAGCGATAATTACCTTGAAGCGGTCATATTACTGCCGGGTGACATGTTTGAGTCTACAAGTATACCTGTTTGCATCTTGTCTTTTAATAAAAACAAGGCTACGAAAAAAGTTGTTTTTGTAGACGCAAGAGAAATGGCCGAAAAAGAAATCAGGGAGCAAAGAGGGCAATTTGGCGGAGCTTCACATGAAGGCAGAGTATACAAAAAAGAGGTTAATGTATTAAATGACGAGGCTATAGAGAAGATAGATGACATTATAAAAAATTGCAAGGATGTAGAGGGGATATCTAAATGCGTAAGTATAGACGCAATAGCAAGTAAAGATTACTCAATAAGGCCACAGGACTATATAACGTCTGCTGAGGTGGAAGAGGCACACAGAAGTTATAAAGACATAGCAAGTGACTATAATCGCATAATGCAGAGTAAAAACGCGCTTAAGATTACAGTAAATGAAACTTTGGCTAAAACTTTAGGACTATATAATGCGTATGCAAATAAAAAAGAAAGTGACATTAGTAAAAGCTTCGAAGTAGTGGGCGAAAAAGCAGATAAAGAAGATTATATATCTCTTACAAAGTCTGCAATTTTTAAAATCGAATGTAGAAGCGACAAAGCATTTCCCGAATTGCTTACCTTATTTGTATCAATGTGGAAGCAACATATAATGTTTTTGAACAACGAAGAAAATAAGATTTTGGCAGAATTTAGGGATGCACTACTGCCGGATCTAATGCAAGGGAAAATACAAATCGAATAGGATAAGATAGAGGAGAGAGAAAAATGAATGTATTAATAGCTTGCGAATGCAGTCAGACGGTCTGCAAAGAGTTCAGGGCATTAGGGAATAAAGCTTACAGCTGTGATATAGAAGACCAATATGGCGGACACCCGGAATGGCACATAAAAGGTGATTGCCTTGAAATTCTTGAGGGGGGGCAGTGATTAAGACACAGGACGGAAAAGAGCACACAATTGACAGATGGGATTTAATTATTGCACATCCACCTTGCACTTACTTGAGCAATGCGGCGACAAGAAGCCACAGCCTGAAGGGTGCCACGCTTGAGCAAATCAATGCAAGGACGCAAAAGAGGATACAGGCTCAGGAGTTCTTTATGAAGTTTGCAAATGTGGATTGCGAAAGGGTAGCAATAGAAAATCCGGTTGGGGTGATGAGTACCGTATATAGAAAGCCCGACCAAATCATTGAGCCTTATCAATTCGCAGAGTCCGAAGACGATAAAGAAAATTATGTAACAAAGCGTACTTGCTTATGGTTGAAAGGGTTAAATGCATTAAAAACGAATGACTTAGAAAAGCCAGACAATGCAAAGCTATACGGCAGATGGTCGAACGGGAAAGCCGGATGCTGGCACGAGATACAAGGGCAAAAGAACAAGGCAACAGTGAGAAGCAAGACATTTCAGGGTATAGCAAAAGCTATGGCTGAACAGTGGGGATAAAATGATGGAAGATAAGAGAAGAGAAGAAATAAACAGCAAAGTTGATAGAATAGATGATCTTAACGAAAAGATAGGCTTTTACAAAAAGAAGTTGGAAAACACGATGGACATGCTTGAGTTTTTAGATACATTTGAATGTTGCATAATATCACTTACAGGATATAGTGACGATGAAGGATACAGAGAATGCGTTCCTATGCCTTTACGCGGCAACAACATGGAAGAAGTAGTAGCTATGATTGAGAAAGAACTCGAAAATCAAGTTATTGATTATGACAACGAAATTGTAAAAGCTTATCAGGAACTAGATGAGTTACTAAAGTAAGGTGGTGAGCATGATTAAAGACCAGGCAAGGCAGATATTAAGCCACTACGGAATGCTGCATCAAAAATCTAAGGCAACCGAAGAACTTGCAGAGCTTATAGTAGCACTGCAAAAAGATATCCTTAAGGGCAAGGAAGAGCACTCAAGGGCGGTACTGGAAGAGATAGCGGATGTGCATATTATGCTTACTCAACTGCTGGATGATGAGAGCGATAAGACGATGGTATCGCTTATAGTTGATAAGAAGCTGAAAAGACAGATCAGGAGAATTGAGGCTGAGAAAGAAATTGGCAAAGTCTGCTACACATGCAAATGGGGAAGGCTTGAAGTTGTTTCAAAAATGGTTGAGTGCATGTGCAGAAAAAGCGACGAGTTCGGCAATCGGGTAGATGGCGAGTTGATGACATGTCAGGAGTGGGAAAGAGGTGAGTAATGACAGCGAAGGAATATTTAAGTCAACTGCTAAATCTTGAGCGACTTATCGAAGCAAAGCGACTTGAGTGCGAAAGGCTTGACGCTATGTCAAAAAAGGTAAGTAGCACACTAAGCGATTGCAAAGTTGAGACAAGTCACGATAATGACAAGACTGCAGTAATTGTCATACAAGTGATAGAGTTAAAAAAAGACATTAGAGAGCAGATGAAAGTATACGCAGAGCTGCAAGCGAAGATAAGCAAAGAGATAGATGCAATAGAGGACATAAGGTACAGAAGCCTGCTGATTATGCGATACATAACCGGATTGAAATTCGGGGAGATATCAGAGAAAATGAATTACGGTACAAGGTGGGTTCTGATATTGCACAGAGAAGCGCTGAAAGAGTTCGACAGACTGCACGGCGAAAGATATTGCGCTTGACTTTAACATAAAAAAGAGCTATCTTTTAAGAAAGCGAATAACACCAGATTGGAATGTAAAGTTTTCAAGTTTGTTGTTAAAAGAATTTAACCAGATTGGAATGTAAAGTTTTTTAGTTTATTGTAAAAAAGAGAATATAACCACATTGGAAAAGTTGTTGATATCATGTCGGCAACTTTTTTATTTTTCTCAAAAAAAGTTTAAAAAAGTGTTGACATTATACGCAATGCGTGTTATTATATAACCATAAGGAACAAGAAAACAACTTACAGAGCCGACCAAGCAAAACAAACTGTAAGAAAAAAGAGAGGTAATAAAAATGAGAGCAAATTTATACAATGAAGTAGCAGAGATGAGAAATTATGAAGTAATCACAGTGGCAGAAGCTGAGGCATTTGAGAACGATGAAAACCTTGAGTGGTTTGAAACTTACACAGATGAATGCGGAAGAAAGCTTATAAGCATTACAGCAAGCCTTGAAAACGAAGAGGATGTAAACAGAACTTTAGTAATAGCAGCATAAAAATAAAAAGAATCCGGTAGCATTAAAAAAAGGTGCTACCGGGTATAAATAAAAAATAAAAGGGGTACAAAAATGAAAGAAGTTAAAAAGATTAGAGGATTTAAGAAATGTGTGGCCTTCACGGTCAAGGAGTATGACGACAAAAAGAGTTACGAAGAAGAGGATATCAGTAAAGAAGTTATTGTAGAATTTGAAGTTCCGATTGATGCAACTACATATAAGTTAGAGAAAAATAAGACATATGCAGACAAGGCGAAAGTTGTTGCGATATATGATATAGTCAACGGCAAGCTGATAGAGTCAAGCGAAAAAGAGGCTTATAAAGGTATAAGCATCAGGCATGTAAATATGTTAGAGGACGGGAAAACCGTAAAAGAATATAACGAAGTGAGCACTAAACAGAAATATGTTGTTGGACAGATGGCAGATGGCATAGAGGTTCGTCAGGATCTGAGAAACAGAGATGGCGAAAGGTGGGCGCCGTGTTATGATGAAATAACCTTTTATGAGAATGTAAATCTTGCGATATCAAGAAGTAGATTTGCTTAAATAAAAAAGTCCTGCAGGAGCCGACCAAGACAAACCTGCAGGACAAACCTTAAAAGAAAGGCGAATATAGATTAGCACATCGGAAGAAAGAAAGCAAGGTACGATAATGGATGATAAAGAAAGATTGAAAGAATTAAGAAAAGAGCTTGGATTGTCTCAAGCGAAATTTGCGGAAAGATTCAGGATTCCGCTCAGGACTATACAAGATTGGGAGTACGGAAAGAGAGAGATCAGGGGGTATATAGTTGATATGATGTACAGGATTATAGAACTTGAAAATAAATAAAAAAGTTTTCCCAAACTGTTGACATTACACGCAATGCGTGATATAATAAAGACAGTTAAGAGAGGTAAACAAAAACCTCCAACATGAAAGGGGAACAAAAAATGGAAGTATTAAAAAGAGAAGATTACACAACAGAGACAACAGCATTTATAGACTATAGAAAGTATTTACAGGATTACAGCGAAAAGGCTTACAAGATTAGCTTTAAGAGTGCATCAAATCCGGATAAGATTAAAACAGAGTACATCCCGAAGAGTGCAGTAGATGCAAATGGAAATATTGCAGCGTGGGTATGTAACGAAAAGAACTTTCCAAGAGTGATGGTTGACGATGACGATATCCAATTTGCTTATGTTTGCTTAAAGAGAGCGGAAGGAAAGGCAAGAAAAGCAGAAGAAGCATTAAAGGATGATGATTCAGAAGAGGCGAGAGAGAGTTTTAAGAAAGCTGTAGACTACATAGAAGTTAAAAAGCAGAAGATAGCGGATATAATAAAGAGTGTTACAGATAGAATAGTTGAGGCATAAGAAAATCAAAGAGGCAAGAAAAAACTTGTCTCTTTTTAAAATAAGTCATATAAATTCACGTATTGACAGTGCTATACTGTATGCGTGAAAGGTTTAAAGCAAGTATACTTTTTCATATGACCTCCATTATGTATGATATCGGGGCAGGCTTTTATTGATGTTTCCCTGCCCCAAAACTAAAGGATACAGCTACTAACATTTTCTTCTTGAGAGACAGCTTAACGGCTGTCTTTTTTGTATACATAAAGAGCGGCATGAAAGAGGTTAGATAAAGGAGATATTCATGGGCGGAAGAGGTTCAGCAAGTGCAGGTGGCGCAGGAGCCGGCGGCGGAGCAAGTGCAGGTGGCTCTATAAAAAGCCTGGAGGCACAAAAGAAAGCTCTAGGAGATAAAATGGCAAGCTTGGTAAGGCAGACAGATAAAGACGGGCAAATGACGAGCGAAGCAAGAAAAGAATACTACGCTACAAAGTCAAAGAGAGATAAGGTTGTGTCAGATTTAAGCAAAGCATATAAAGCAGACGCGGAGGCAAGGTCTAAGCAGGCCAAAAGCGAGCCTGTAGAAAAGAAAACATTTGTGAACGGATACGGGGAAGCTACACACAGAGAAATTACATCATCCACTTATGAGAGGGCTCAAAAGAGGTTGACGAAGTCAGTAGATGGATGGCTGTCAGGTAGGCGAAAGAAGTAGATATGCAGGAAAGAAAGACAATGGAAAATCTTCATAAGTTTTATCCTGAATTAGTTGGAAAGTATGATATCCCGGCTATTGAGCCTTGTGGGTATGATAGCGTAAAGAACTGGATATCTTTCAATTATGCTAAAAGCTACGAAGGTGAATTTGAAAGTACGGGGCTGCATTTCTTTCTGGATGACTATCAGTTTTTCAGGGTATGGAGAGAGCCGGACAAGTACATAAACATCTTAAAGAAATTTAAGTATGTACTGAGCCCTGATTTTTCACTGTATACGGATTATCCGAAAGTAATGCAGATGTATAACCACTATCGTAAACATTGGTTAGCAGCGTACTGGCAGAGCTTAGGCATAAATGTAATACCGACTATAGCTTGGAGCGATTACGACAGCTATGAATGGTGCTTTGATGGTGAACCTATCGGTGGTACTGTGGCTGTGTCAAGTGTCGGATGTATGAAGAATAAGAAAGCTACACAGTTATTTTATGATGGGTATACTAAAATGCAGAAATGTTTAAAGCCTAAAAAGATAATATTTTACGGAAATGTACCGAACTGGATAGACAAAGATAAGGACAATATCGTGGCTATTGGTTCGTATCAAGATAAATTTAGAGTATGAAGGTGAAAGCCTTCTTTTTTGTTGCCGATTATAGACAGATGGGAAGGTGAGGTGAGTGGCAAATGGGCAGGATAACTTAATACCGTTTAATGAGCGAACAGAGACCGAACAAAGAGAGATTGCGAAAAGTGGCGGGAAGGCTTCGGGAGTTGCAAGACGAAGAAAAGCAGACTTGCGAAAGATTGCCGAGGGCATGATTACGGGCGATATATCTGAAATGATGATTAAGTCTCTGATAGACATTGCGGCTGATCCGGGTAATAAAAATGCTGTATCTGCTTTCAAAGAAATTCGTGATTTACTCGGGCAAAATAAAACGACACTTGACAAGCAGGAGCAAAAGGCACGCATTGAGGCATTGAAAGCAAAGACTGTGACAAGTAGTCCTGAAGAAATTGACAGCTCATATGTTGATGCCTTGAAGGGATTAGCAGATAAGGTGTGGGATGATGAAAACAGTTAAAAGAAACAAGCCTTTTAAGTTTGTCCCACCGTCTAAAAAGCAGTTAAAAGTTCAGACATGGTGGATTGCTGATAAAATCAAAGAGCATGATGGAATTATAGCTGATGGAGCAATTAGATCCGGAAAGACGATGAGTATGTCTATGGCCTATATTGCTTGGTCAATGGAATGTTTTGACGGTGAAAATTTTATCATAGCAGGTAAGACAGTAGGTTCTTGCAGAAGAAATGTTATTGGACCACTTAAAAAGATGCTTGCAACTTTGGGATATTTTGTACAGGACCACCGTTCGGAGAATTATTTAACTATCAGCAAAAATGGTAGAGAGAATGAATACTTTGTATTTGGCGGTAAGGATGAAGCATCGCAGGACTTAGTGCAAGGTATAACTGCTGCAGGAGCATTCTTTGACGAAGTTGCACTGATGCCTGAATCATTTGTCAACCAGGCGACAGGTCGTTGTTCTGTGGATGGCTCAAAGTTTTGGTTTAACTGCAACCCCGGTTCGCCTTATCATTGGTTTAAAGTTAAGTGGCTTGATAAAATAGTTGAAAAGAACTTGTTGCACCTTCACTTTACGATGGATGATAATCCTTCTTTGTCAGAGCGCATTAAAAACCGCTATAAAAGTATGTATTTTGGTGTTTTTTTCAAGAGATACATCTTAGGACTTTGGGTAATGGCTGAAGGTCTTATCTATGATATGTTCGACCACGAGAAACATACAGTAAAGCCTGAAAATGTTCCGGCGATACAACCAAACAGCTATTATGTTTCATGTGACTATGGTACTCAAAATGCTACAGTTTTTCTGTTGTGGGGAAAAGGTTTTGATGGAGTTTGGTATTGTATTAAAGAGTACTATTATTCAGGAAGAGACACCGACATGCAAAAGACTGATACAGAGTATGCAGACGACTTAGAAGAATGGCTTAACGGTATCAAACTACAAAGAATTGTTGTGGATCCGTCTGCTGCATCTTTTATTGCAGAGTTAAAGAAGAGAGGATACAGAGTGAAAAAGGCTGTTAATAACGTGCTTGATGGGATAAGGTTCTTTGCTTCACTACTACAGGAACCAAATGTAAAGATTAGTACAGAATGCGAAATGACTTTAAAAGAGTTTTCTTCCTATGTTTGGGATGAGAAGGCGGCAGATAGGGGCGAAGATAAACCCGTAAAGGTATTTGACCACGCAATGGATGCAGTAAGATACTTTGGTTATACAATTATTAGAAAGCCTTCAGGCTTATCTATCATGAAGTGAGGGAGTTGATTGTGGAATTAGAAATTGTAAAAAAACTAATACTTTCATATGCAGATGTTCATGCAAAGTATCAAGCTGAGGCTTTAAGAGCAGAAAGATACTATAAAAATGAAACTGATATTTTGTCTGAACCAAAGAGGCGGCAGGAGGCAGGAGAGAAGGACGCATCCGGGGATTATGTAACAAAAAATATTGAACGACCTATGAGGAATGCGGATAACCGTATTCCTTTTAATTTTCACGGACTGCTAGTTAATCAAAAGGCATCCTATCTATTTACTGAACCGCCTGTTTTTGATATCGGAGCGGAGAGCTCTAATAAAGCTTTGAGTGCCTTCTTAAGCGATAAGTACCCCAAGGTATGCAAGGACTTATGTATTGAGGCTTCTAACAAGAAAACAGGATGGATTCATGTGTGGAAGTCTGCAGATGATGGAAATTACAGATATGCTGTAGTACCTTCAGAACAAATACAACCAATTTGGTCAAAGTCATTAGACAGAAAACTACTTGGAGTATTAAGGGTTTATCATGAAATAGATGATGATGGAAATGAGTTTGATGTTTACGAGTTGTGGAATGATAAAGAATGTGCAGCATACAGAGTTATTGCAGGTGGAACGGTAAAGGATAATTTAGAGACATATCCTAAGTTCTTTGCGGAAATCAACGGAATGAGTGAAGCATCAAATGAATACGCACATGATCTAGGAGAAGTACCATTCTTTGCATTTGATAACAACAATGTGTATACGGATGACTTAAAGAATATAAAACCATTGATTGATGTGTACTGCAAAATATTCAGTGGATTTGTAAATGACCTTGAGGATATTCAGGAGGTAATATTCGTACTGACAAATTACGGAGGTACAGATTTGAATGAATTTCTGTCAGACTTAAAGTATTACAAGACTATAAAAGTCGACAACGAGCAAGGCGACGGTTCGGGCGTATCAACATTAACTATTGATTTGCCGGTAGATGCAAGAGAAAAGCTTTTAACTACAACACGCAAGTGTATATTTGAGCAGGGGATGGGCATTGACCCTGATCCTCAAAACTTTGGCAACAGTTCAGGTGTGGCCTTACAGTTTCTGTATGCGTTACTGGAATTAAAGTCGGGATTGCTTGAAACAGAGTTTAGACCGTCATTTGGTAGATTTATAAGGTGTATCTGTAGAGTATTAAACATTCCGATAAAAGATGATGTTGTATTACAAACATGGGCAAGAACGAAGGTTCAGAACGACCAGGAAACTGCACAGATTGCTCAACAGTCTACAGGTATTATAAGTACTGAAACCATCGTTAGAAACCATCCTTGGGTTAAAAATGCACAGGATGAACTTGACAAACTGGCTGAGGAAAAAGAAGCGACCGATATAAATTATAACCCCTTTGACGAAGACAAGGAGCCAATGGAAGATTTAAAGTCTACGGAGAAGAAGGATGAAGACAGCTGAGTACTGGAAAGACAGGTTTGAACAAATAGAAAAGATTTGTCATGACAAAGGAGCTGTATCATATAAAGAGATTGAAGGGCAGTATAGAAAAGCACAAAGAGAGATTGAAAGTCAGATTTCAGTGTGGTATCAAAGATTCGCTGTGAATAACGGTATTACAATGCAGGAAGCAAGAAGACTTTTAACCTCCGGAGAACTTGCAGAACTCAAGTGGGATGTTAATGAGTACATCAAGTATGGCCAACAAAACGCCATTGACGGGAAGTGGATGAAACAGCTTGAGAATGCCTCCGCAAAGGCTCACATAAGCCGTTTAGAGGCCTTAAAACTCCAAGTGCAACAACAGGTTGAAGTTGCCTTTGGGAATCAATTAGACAGCATAGACACTGCTATGAGGGCGGTTTACAGTACAGGTTATATGCATACTGCTTTTGAAATTCAAAAGGGTTTCGGAGTAGGGCATAATTTTGCAGTACTCAACCAAAGACTTATTGATGGAGTACTAAAAAGGCCTTGGGCATCTGATGGCAAAAATTTTTCGGACCGTGTTTGGAGTAACAAGCAAAAGCTGATTAACGAATTAAACACAACACTTACTCAAGGTATAATCCTTGGTAAAGATCCCGGCAAGATAATAAATGCCATGTCAAAGAAACTTGATGTTTCTAAGACAGCAGCAGGAAGGCTTGTGATGACTGAATCTGCCGCATTTGCAAGCAGGGCACAGGAAGACTGCTTTAAAGAATTAGGAGTAGAAGAATATGAGATTGTAGCCACTCTTGATTCCCATACATCAGAGATATGCCAGGATATGGATGGCAAAGTATTTAAAATGTCTGAAAGGCAAATCGGTGTAAATGCTCCACCATTTCATGTGAATTGTCGTACTACTACAGCACCTTATTTTGATGACTGGGAAGAGCTCGGCATTGATAGAGAGCGAGTCGCGAGGAATAATAAAGGCGATAAATACTTTGTCGATGGTAATATGACTTATAAGGAGTGGGAGAAGCAATACGTCAATAAGGATGCTGCTGACGATGGTAAGGCATTAAATATTGATACGCAAAGTGGTAAAGTGAAAGTATCAGAGGACATACCTGAACTAAGTAAGCTAAAAGCTTCTAGTATGGAGGATGATGATTATAACGAATATTTCGATATCGTAAACAATCATAACAACGAAGATATCAGAAGACTTTACAAACTATATGCAAATGAAATAGATGAGATAAAGCTTTTAGGTTCAAAAACTGCTGCATATAATCCAGCCTCAAATAGCTTGAGTTTTAACTATAACAGTAGTAGTAAGTACCCTGAAATAAATAAATTTGGAACGCTTGCTCATGAGTACGCTCATTTCTTTGATGAAAAAGCGGTATTTAACAATATCCATTTTAAGGAAGTGGAGGCCATAAGAGACGCAACGTGGATGAATAACTACTTTAAATCAATTCCCAGCTCAAGTGATGAGTTCCTTGAGGCGCTAAGAAAAGACAAAGAGTTCTTGAGTTCAATATTAACTCCAGAGCTTAAACTCGAGCTTAAAGCACATAACGCAAGTCATGGAGTGCAAGATGCGATTGATGGGTTGTTTCCGAATGCAAGGATAACATGGGGGCATGGAGAGAGATATTACAATCAGATATATTCCAATATTGAATATTTCGACAAGTTCGCACGAACGTCAAACAAGAAGGCTTTGAGACAAGTTTATGTAGACAAGGGTTTTGATGTAAGCAATTACGGCAAAGTTAAGATAATCTGTAGACAGTATACGGCAGCATCGGAAGCGTGGGCGAATATCATAAGCGCAGAAGTCTGTGGCGGAGAAGAGTTGGAGTATGTGAAGAAGTATTTACCCAACAGTTACAAAGCAATGCTTGACATATTGAAAGGAGTAAATTAGTGGATAAATTAGAAGAGGCTCTTGAGCTTTACGAAAGAACATTTGAGGAATCATTTCCAACCATACCCTTACTGATGGATAATTCAGACGAAGATGTTATCAGGATGATAAATAAATGCGTATCGCAAAATAAAGACGTGTACGGCATGGGGTTTCTGGATGAGAAGGCTATATATTAATATAAGTTTTAAAGCACCTTAGCAGGGTGCTTTTTTATTGCCCTAAGCATGGCATAAAACCGCTTGTACGACTACACTGGCCAAGTGAATAAATTGGCAATCCTAAGAACCGGAACAGACCGGAATAAAAAAGATCGAGGAGAAAAACATGTTGGAATGGTTACAAACAATTCTTGAAGGTGCAAAGGTTGAAGATGGAAAGCTTGATGTAACAGCGGTCATGAACGCAGTGAAGTCAGAATTTCCTAAAAATGCTGTACCTAAAACGGAATTTAATGACAAGGTAAAGGAACTTAAAGCAGCTGAAGGCACAATCGCTGAGCTGAAAAAGAATGCCGGGGATAATACGGAGCTTACAGAAAAGATTAAGAACTATGAAGAGCAAATAAGGACTATGCAGACGGAAGCAGCCAATACTGCTAAGAGCTATGCACTGAAAGCAAAACTTACAGAAGCAGGTGCTTTGGACTCTGATTACTTAATCTATAAGCAGGGTGGACTTGATAAGTTTAACTTTGATAAAGACGGTAATCCTATCGGCATTGATGATGTACTTAAACCTTTAAGAGAATCCTTACCGCATCTTTTCAAAACTGAGAACAAGCCGAATGGGTATAATCCTGCCGGTGGTAGTGGTTCAGGCGGTATAGTTAATCCTTGGAAAAAGGAAAGTTTTAACATGACTGAGCAAGGAAAGATTTTGAGAAACGATCCTGTGCAAGCTAAACAGTTGGCATCTGCAGCAGGAATAACATTAAACATTTAAGAGAGGAATTAAATTATTATGGCAAACGGAACAACTTTATCAGATGTTATTGTACCTACACTATTTAACCCTTATGTGGTTAACAGAACAATGGCTTTATCAGCGCTTTTTCAATCAGGTATTGCAGTTAATAATGCAGAATTTGATGCGCTTGCGTCTGAGGCGGCACCTATACACAATATGCCATTCTTTGAGGATCTGACCGGAGCGTCTGAGGATGTAATTGAGGGGCAGGACCTTACAGCAAAGAAAATCACATCAAAGAATGATGTATCTACTACTATTAGAAAGGCCAATATGTGGTCTGCAACAGATTTATCTGCTGCATTGTCCGGAGTAGATCCTATGGCCGCTATTGGAGACCTTGTAGCGGGATACTGGGCAAGAGAGAATCAGAGAATATTGATCAAGATTTTATCAGGTGTTTTTGGCTCTTGGGTAAATGGAGGTACTACAGAAGTGCCTTTAAAGGATCATATTCTTGATATTACTACTGCATCAAGTGCAGCGGCAAAGAATATTTCAGCTTCAGCTTTTATTGATGCTTGCCAGCTTTTAGGAGATGCGCAGGGACAGCTTACAGCGGTAGCTATGCATAGCGCAACAAAGGCATTTTTGAAGAAGCAAAACCTTATTCAGACAGAAAGAGATAGTACTGACGTAGAGTTTGATGTATATCAGGGAAGAAGAGTAATTGTAGATGACGGATGTCCGGTTGATAACGGTACATACACAACATACTTGTTCGGACAGGGAGCGATAGCATATGGGAACGGCTCTCCTGTGGGATTTGTTCCTACTGAGGTTGACAGAGATAAGAAGAAGGGATCAGGAGTTGATTACTTGATCAACAGAAAGACATTTATTATGCATCCAAGAGGAATTGCATGGCAGAACCTTGCAAGAGCAAATCAGGAGACACCTACAGAAGCAGAGCTTGCAAATGCAAAGAACTGGAAGATGGTATATGAGCCAAAGCAGATCAGAATTGTAGCATTCAAGCACAAGATAGGATAGTCAAAAAGGAGGACCGTATGGTATTAGAAGATCTGATTCGTTTGATAGGCTTACGGTTACAAATGTTTGGGTACACTGTCACAGAGGAAGATAAGTCTACAATAGAGTATCAAGCCGAAAAGGCTGCGCAATATGTTTGCAATTATTGCAACTTTAAAAAGTGCCCGGATGATATTCCGGGTGCTTTGAAATTTGTGACAGTTGATTATGCTATCGGTGAATTTTTAGAACATAAAAAGACATTTGCTCCGAACGCACTTTCCATGCTCAATCTTGATATGGCTGTGAAGCAGATACAAGAGGGTGATACAAATATAGCTTTTGCTGTAGGCGAAGGCAGTAAGACAGGTGAACAGAGGCTTGATATATTTATCAACTATCTTAAGTCATATGGTAAAACTGAACTTATGAGACATAGGAGAATTAAATGGTAGATGCGTGGAAACAAGCAAGAAAAGCCGTAGAAAGTAGATACAGAGGGCTCTGCGACATACTGGAGAAGAGAAAAGTAAAGGACGAAGTTACTAAGGCTACTGTATTGAAAGATATAGCAGTCTTAAGTAATCAGCCTTGTAGGTTGTCATACAGTAGTTACGGCACAGCAAATCAGACTGATACTGTATCGAACATAGAGCAGACTATTAAGTTATTTATTGCTCCTGAGATTAAGATTGCACCCGGATCTAAGCTGAGAATCACTCAAAACGGTATAACCACCGACTATATATCGAGTGGAGTGCCTGCCGTATATGAGACACATCAGGAAGTATCCTTGGAGCTTGAAAAGGAGAATGCTTAATGGCAAGTTGGGGAAGAGCGGACTTTGAAGCTTTTAGAGACATGCAGCAGAAGTTACAGAGACTACAGAACATTGATATGGAGGCCTTTTGCACTGAATGTAGCAAAGAGATTGCAGCAAGGCTTTTATCTTTAGTGATTCCAAGAACTCCGGTGGGACAGTATCCTGCAAGGAGTGGAAAAACAGGTGGTACGCTTAGGAGAGGTTGGACCGCTGTTGCGGACATATCAGTAACTAAACAAGGTGATAACTACATTGTCATAATCTCAAATCCTGTGGAGTACGCTCCGTATGTTGAGTTTGGGCACAGAACACGAAATGGTGGCTATGTAGAACCACAATATATGCTTACGATATCCGAGGAAAAGCTGAAGAATGTAATTCCTGCACTGCTGGAAAGAAAGATTAAAAGAAAGTTGCAGGAGGTGATGAATGGCGGAGATTAGTGTACCAATGATTTTAGATGCTATTACAGTAGCCTTAGATAGGGTATCGCCAAATGCAAATATCTATATTGATAAGGTCGAACAAGGCCTTGAGGATGGCGATATCTTAGTCAGGTTGATAAATATCGAATATATGAGAAGAGGCATAGGAAACTTTCAAAGAGTTGTTCCGGTATTCGATATTATTTATTTCCCAAAGGCAGGAAATAAGGATTGTATGGCTATGGGAGATACTTTATCAGATAAGTTGGCCGTTATAGAGTTGTCGACAAAGGATATTGTGAGGGCGATTACAAAGTCGTTTGAAATCATTGATGGAGCACTGCATTTTAAAGTGTCATATCCGTACAATACGATTAAATATCAAGCTGAAGAGGACATGGCAAAAGTAGTTTTAATAAACAGAGGTAATTAAGATTGAAAAAGATAGAAGATAGCAATGTTAAACATACAAAAGAATCCATTATGTCGTCTTCAAAGTATGCTGATTATAAGGATGTGATAAACATCTTACTTGATAAGGATACGGAGTATTCAATAGATGAGGTGGATAAAATGATAGATGAATTTTTGAAAGGTGAGGTGGAATAATGGCGCTAGGTGGCGGAATTTGGACAAGTCAGGACAAGATTTTACCTGGAACATATGTAACATTCTCAAACGCAAAGAGAGCAAACGCATCTTTATCAAGTAGAGGTGTAGTCGCATTGCCTATAGCCCTTGACTGGGGCGAAAAAGGCAAAGTGCTTGAGGTTACAAGAGAAGATTTTATGACAAGAGCAAAAGAGATATTCGGGCATAGGGCAGATGATAAGGTTATGATAAACCTAAGAGAAGTGTTTGCACATGCAAAGAAGGCGCTTGTTTACAGATTAGTTGCAGCAGATGCAGTACCGGCAAGTAATACTCTTGCAACGGCTAAGTATCCCGGAACAAGGGGCAATGACATAAAGATTGTAGTTGCTGCTAATGTGGATAAGCCGAGTGCATTTGATGTAAGTACATACCTTGAGGGAGTGCTTGTGGACACTCAGACAGTAGATAATATGGCAGGCTTAAAGGACAACCCTTACATTACTTTTAAGCGTTCAGGATCACTTTCAGCAAGTGCAGGAATGCCGCTTACAGGTGGTACAAATGGCGGAGCAGTCACAGGGGAAGTATATACAAAGGCTTTAGAGAGCTTTGAGCCATATTCATTCAATGTATTGTGCTGTCCAACAAATGACACAACAATAGTAAAGCTCTTTTCCGCTTACACAAAGAGAATGAGAGATGATGTCGGAGCTAAGTTCCAAACGGTTACATACAAGTCTGATGATAACTTTGAGGGCATTATATCATTGATAAATGATGCTGTAGCAACCGATAAGCATTCACTTGTGTACTGGGTAGCCGGAGCAGAGGCAGAGTGCGGAGTAAATGAAACGCTCACAAATGCCGATTATGACGGAGAGTATGATGTTGTAACAGACCTTAAGCAGTCACAGCTTGAGACAGCTATTAAGCAGGGTAAGTTCGCATTTCACAATGTTAATGGCAAGGTTAAAGTTCTTGAGGACATTAACACTTTTACAGCGTTTAGAAATGATAAGGATGTTGCCTTTGCGTCAAATCAGACCATAAGAGTAATAGATCAGATAGCAAACGACATCGCAGTCTTGTTCAACACAAGATATTTAGGCCATGTACCGAATGACAATGCGGGACGTATAAGCTTGTGGAATGATGTATGCAAGGTACATCAGGAACTTGAGAAGCTGAGAGCCATAGAGGATTTTGATGTTAATTCGGTTGAGATAGTGCAGGGCAACGATAAGAAGTCGGTGCTTTGTACAATAAAGGATATAAACATCATAAATGCTATGACAAAGCTTTATATGAATGTGATTATTGCGTAGAAAGGAGATACATAAATGGACAATGCGGTTATGAATGCTTTAGATGCAATGGACGGATCGTTAGCCAGTGCGTATATAATTCTTGAGGATGGTAGAAGGTATAACTTTATGCAGCTATATTCCTTTGAGGCGAGTGCAAAGATAAACTCAAAAGAAGTACCAATTCTCGGTAAAACAGGAAAAGGAAACAAGCCTTTAGGGTGGACAGGAGAGTGGAAGGGCACAGCACACTATAATCAGTCAGTGCTTAGGCAGATGTGGCTTGAATACAAGAACACAGGCAAGCTTCCGGTATTTGATATTCAGGTGACGAATGAAGATCCTAGTTCGGCAGCAGGCAGGCAGACAACAATCCTTAAAAATTGTCTGAGCAAAGGCGGAATCCTCACTAAGTTTAATGCTGATTCGGAAACGCTTGATGAGGACATAGAAGGAACATTTGACGACTGGGAAATGCCTGAAAGCTTCTCATTGCTTAAGGGTATGCAGTAAAAGGAGATTAGGATATGAGTAGAGATTTAAGCGCTTTTTTAGCGCAAAATGTTAAAAGAGTTGAAAATGTGTTGTTTCCTGCATCAAGCAGAATTGTTGATGAAAAAGGAAATCCTATTCCGTGGGAGATCTGCTGCATTACAGCAACAGAGAATGCAAAGATAAGGAAAAGTTGCATGTCTACTGTTCCGGTAGCAGGCAAGAGAGGGCAGTATACCCAAGAGTTTAACCCACAGCTTTATTTAGCCAAAGTTTGTGTAAGGACTACAGTCTTCCCAAATCTGCAGGATACAGAGCTTCAGGACAGCTATGGAGTTATGAGTGCAGAGGAGCTTATAACTACAATGCTTACTCCTGGAGAATTTGAGGATTACTCAACAAAGGTAATGCAGGTAAACGGATTTGACAGTGATACTGATCTGGTAGAAGAAGCAAAAAACTAATTAATGGCGGCGACCCGGAAGCTAATTACGCTTACTATTGTCTCCATAAATTTCACTGGGAACCCAGTAAGTTTGTGGAGATGACAGAAGAAGAGAAAGCTTTCATAGTTGCCGCCATTGATATTAAGGCTAAGAATGATAAAAAGGATGCTGACGAATTAAAGAGCAAACAAAGAAGATAGGAGGCTGATTAATGGCTACAATACAATCACAGTTGGTGCTGACTGATGGAATGTCAAGCGCATTAAGGCGAATTAACTCAGCCTTAATTACCTGCATTGATAGCTTTGAGCAAATGCAGTCGTCATCATCAAATCAAATAGATACTTCGGTTTTACAAGATGCACGGTCAAGTTTAACTCAGCTTAATGGAGAGCTTGATAATACTGTCGAAAGACAGGAGCAGTTAAGAGAAGCTTCTGAGCAGACTGGTAGTTCCATGGATATGCTAAAAGATAGCTTTTTGAAATTAGCAGCTGCAGCAGGGCTTGCATTTTCTGCAAAAGAACTCATGGAGCTTGGTGATACATATAATCAGACACAAGCAAGACTTAACTTAATTACCGGAGATTTGCAAAAGACCAGAGACTTGCAGGATGCAATTATGGAGTCTGCGAACAGGTCAAGGGCCGCATATCAAGATACAGCTGATGCAGTATCTAAGATGGGACTTATGGCAAAAGACGCTTTCAGTACAATAGATGCAAGTGGGCATAAGACCTTGAATACATCAGAGTTGGTGGCTTTTTCAGAGCTCTTAAATAAACAATTCGTTATTGCAGGAACATCTGCACAAGGAATGAGTGCAGCAATGACACAGCTTACTCAAGCTATGGCTTCAGGCGTGTTAAGAGGTGATGAGCTTAACTCAATCTTTGAACAAGCTCCTACCATTATCGAGACGATAGCGGACCACTTGGGAGTTGAAATAGGTCAGATTAGGCAGTTGGCTCAAGAAGGAAAGATAACAGCGGACGTAGTAAAGAGCGCAATGTTGTCATCTGCGGACAAGATAAATGAGCGGTTTAATTCAATGCCTTACACATACTCACAGGTGGCCACTATGATATCGAACATAACATTTGATGCATTTGAACCACTCATACAGCTTATAGGAAGCGGAGCACAGTTTATAGTGGACAACTGGAGTACTATAGAGCCTATTCTTGCAGGAATTGCAATAGGTGCAACAACTGCTGCCGTTGCTTGGGGGATTTATACTGCCGCTCAATGGCTTGCAGTAGCATCAAATCAAGCAATGATTATAAGTATGTTGTCTAATCCATTCTTATGGATTGCAATTGCAATAGGAGCAGTTGTTGCGGTCGCTTATAGGTTTATTCAGTCAGTCGGTGGAATGAAGAATGCTTGGACACTTGCACAAATGACTATGAGTATAGGTGTTGCAGCACTAAGGCTTGCATTCTTTACAGGTATTTATGCGATTATGGACTTGGCTAGTAAGTTGTCTCTTACTTGGCAGAAAACAGGTGTTGCAGTGTCAAACTTCATTGGTCAGATGAGAGTAAATGCGCTTACCGGTATACAGAACATGTTAAACAGCGCTATCGGTATGATTAACGGATTCATTAACGCTCTTAATAAAATACCGGGAGTGAGCATTCAGGCTATTTCACAGGTTACATTCGCAAGTACTGCAAAGGCCAAATTTAATGCTGAGAAGAGTGCAAGAGAGCAAAGCTTGGCAGGAGCAGAAGCTCAATCAAATGCGGATAAGCAGGCGAGAACTTGGGAGCTCATGCGAATGAAGGGAGATTTAGACAGCAAGGTATCGGATTTAAAGAGCAAGTACTCGCAGTTCAAAGCTGAAAAGATAGCCATGAGTAACGGAGATGGAATTGACTCTTTAGGATTTGATACAGGAGCATTTGACAAGGGAGCAGGGGCAGGAGTTGCAGACAACATAGGAAAGACTGCAGGTAATACCGCTGCAGCAGCAGGTGCACTTGCAGAAACAAAAGAAAACCTTGAATACTTGAGAGACATTGCAGAACAGGAGGCTATTAACAGATTTACCACTGCAGAAATAAAGGTCGATTATTCAGGAATGACTAATCAGATAAGCTCTAATATGGATTTAGATAATGTTTTAGACGCTTTGACTGTTAAATTTGTTGAGGCTGTGCAGATGGGAGCTGAGGGGGTGCATAGTTAATGTTTAGATTTTATTTAGCAAATATGTTACTACCTATCACGCCTTCTAAGTTAAGCTTAAAAGTTAAGAACATGAATAAAACCGTAACTCTCATAAACGAGGGAGAGGTTAATATCATAAAGACAAAAGGGTTAAGGGAATTCAGTTTTGAGTTCCTTTTGCCTTTTCAAAACTACTCTTTTGCAGCAGTAAGTAAAGCAAAAAAGCAGAAAAGTTATCTTGATAAGTTGAATCAATTAAAGATAAACAAGAGGCCTTTTCAATTCGTTGTTAAAAGGCCTCACGGCTTCAAGACCAATATAAAGGTTACTTTAGAAGATTTAAATATTACTGAGGATGCACAAGAAGGCAGAGATATTAAAGTAAGCGTAACTTTGAAAGAATATAGGCATTATGGGACAAAGAAAGTTGTATTTGTTCAACCGCCTGCACCTGCTATAGGAGAGACTAAGCAGGAAGAAAAGAAGGAAGAAGCAAAGATAACCGAGAATAGAGATACATCTACTGCACAAAAGCCTAAGACTCACATAGTAAAAAGAGGTGATACTCTTTGGGGGCTTGCAAAGAGATATTATGGCAACGGCTCTTTATATCCTAAAATTGTCAGTGCGAATCCTAAAATAAAGAATCCTAATTTAATTATAGACGGATGGGAGCTTGTAATACCATGACAGTAAGCATAATGATTAGTAACGGCAAAGAAGCTTACCTTCCTGCTGTAAAAGAAGGAATACAGCTTGACTTGGAACGTAAAGGCAGTCCCGGAACGCTCAAGTTTGCTTATTTTGATGATGGTAATATAAAAACTGAAGAAGGTAATCAAGTAAAGCTTACGGTAGACGGAACAGATTTATTTTTCGGCTTTCTTTTCAGTAAAAAGGTATCAAGTAAGGATAGCAATATTGTAGAGTGTACGGCCTATGATCAGCTTAGATATTTAAAAAACAAGGATACTTACGCATATAATAATTTGACAGCAGGAGATGTTATAAAGCTTATTGCTGAAGATTTCAGGCTCAATATCGGAGAACTTGAGGATACAGGTTATAAGATACCACGCAGAGAAGAGCAGAACAAAACCCTCTTTGACATTATCCAAAATGCTATAGATGAAACTTTGCAGAACACAGGCAAGTTATATGTCTTTTATGACAATGTAGGTAAGCTTACACTTAAGAATATTGATAGCATGAAACTTGACTTGCTTATAAATACCGATACTGCACAGTCATATGACTATAGCAGTTCTATAGACAATAGAACATACAATCAGGTAAAAGTTGTGTATAAGAACACAAAAGAAAAGACAAATGATGTTTTCCTGGTAAAAAGCAGCGAGAATATCAATAAATGGGGAGTTTTACAGCTTAATGAGACGGTAGAAACAAAAGAGTCTGGAGCAAAGAAGGCGGAAGCGCTTCTTAAGTATTATAACAAGGTTGCAAAAACGCTTACTGTAAAAGACGCATTTGGAGACATAAGAGTAAGAGCCGGATCGTCGCTTGTTGTTATGTTGCAACTTGAAAACACTACCGTGTCAGGCTATATGGTTGCTGAAAAAGTAACCCACACTTTCAAAAATGATGAACACCTAATGACTTTAAAACTAAGAGGAGGACTGTTTAATGTTTGATTTAGTTGAAGCTGTAAAGCAGGCAGCGCTTGAGGCAGTAGAGTCAAAGGATCCTATGTCTTTTAGATTCGGTAAAGTGGTAAAAGCATCACCGATTGAGGTATGGATAGATCAGAAGCTTACAATACCTGAGAGCGCACTAATTCTTACAGGAATGGTTAGCAAAATCACTTGTGAAGCTGAAGGGATAGGCAGAATTACGCTTGATAATAGCCTTAAGGCAGGTGATCAAGTAATCCTTATAAGGGTTGACGGTGGACAGAAGTACATAATATTGGACAAAGTGAGGTGATAACATGCTTCCTTTAAGCGATAAAGATATATTACAGATAAATGAGTCCACAGAGCCAAGCAATACTTTTTTTATAGATTTTGAAAAGGGTAGGATATCAGGATTTATAGATGAAAAAGAAGCCGTAAAGCAGGCTATAATGCTTATCTTGAATACAGAAAGATATAAATTTTTAATTTATTCCTGGAACTACGGAGCAGAGCTTGAGGAACTTATAGGTACACATCCTGATATAGTAGAGGATGAGGCAGAAAGACTTATAAGTGAAGCACTGCTGCAGGATGATAGAATTACAGCTGTCTATGATTTTGAATTTAGTAGAAACAAGGATACACTTCTTGTGAGTTTTAAAGTTGATAGTATTTATGGCGATATAGGTATAGAAACGGAGGTTAGATAGTGTTTGAAGAGAATACATATGAAAATATACTAAACAGAGTCTTATCAAGAGTTGATAGTGGTATCGACAAGAGAGAGGGCTCTGTTATTTATTCCGCTGTCGCTCCGGTATGTGCGGAACTTGCGCAGGCTTACATAGCGCTTGATAGCCTTATAGATTGCACTTTCGCCGATACTGCGCCAAGAGAGTATTTGATAAGAAGAGCTTTAGAAAGAGGCTTGATGCCTAAAAAAGCAACGTATGCAAAGGCTATAGCTGTATTTAATATAGATGTGGAAGTGGGTAAAAGATTTTCAAGCTCAAGATTTAACTGGATCATATCCGAAAGGATAAGCACAGGAAGATTTTATATCAATTGTGAGACTGCAGGAAGAGCTCCGAATGCTGAGAGAGGAAGTCTTATACCTATAGAGTATATAGACGGTCTTGAGACAGCAAATATAGAGAGTATAGAGATATACGGAGAGGATGAAGAAGGCACCGAGGAATTCAGAAAAAGATATTATTCTTCTTTCGATACTCAGGCATTTGGTGGCAATAAGAAGGACTACTACCAGAAGATTACAGCTATAGAAGGCGTGGGCGGTTGTAAGATTTTAAGGGCAAAAGATGGCAATGCTCATAATTTACCTGGGCATGTCCTTGCAATCATAACTAACTCTGAATATGGACAGGCAAGTTCAACCCTTGTTACAAATGTACAAAAGCTAATAGATCCGAAAGGGGACCAGCTTGGTGACGGCCTTGCGTCTATAGGTCATATCTGCCACATACAATCTGTAAAAACTAAGAGCATAAATATAGATACTAATATAGTCTATGACTCAGGTTACAATTTTAATGCTTTAAAATCTCATATCCAAAATGCTATTGACAGCTACTTTTCAGAGCTTAATAAATCTTGGGATACTGTAGACAATGTGGTTGTTAGAATATCAAATATTGAGAGCAAGATTCTTGCCATAAATGGCGTTAAGGATATAGCAGATACTAAGCTTAATGGTACTGCATCTAATGCTATATTGGATTCTGACACTATAGCTGTAAGAGGTAATTTCAATGGATAGAAAATTGATAGACTACCTTCCGGATATATTGAAAAATGTGACAGAGTTTAATCAGATGATGAGTGCCGAACAGCCTGAGATTGAGCTTTTCTGGAACAAGGGCGGTAACTACTTGAATAACAGCTTTATATTAAGTCAGGATTCTAATTCTGCTGCAAGATGGGAAAAAATATTAAAGATATCGAGCAAAGATACTGACGAGCTTGACGTAAGAAACTTAAGAATTCTTGGAGTAATGCAGGGTAGACTCCCATACACGTATAGAACTTTTTATCGTAGCCTTTTGGCTATGGTAGGCTCAGAAAAAGACTTTAAGTTAAATGTAGATATGGAGCATTACAAGGTCAGCGTAGTGGTGGCTTTATCATCAAAAGAGCTTAAGGAAGAAATAGAAAAGCTTGCTGATGAAATCGTACCTGCAAACATGGAACTTGAAGTATTACTGTGGTATGTGACTCATAGAATGCTTGAGAAGAAAACTCATGGAGCACTGGAGCAGTACACTCATGAGCAATTAACAGAGCTTGATTTAAGGTAGGTGATTTATGAGAGAAACGGATAATCTAAAATTGAAAATGCCTGACAGGACAGACAATTACAATGTCGAGGACTTTAACAGCAATTTTGCAAAGATTGATAAGGCTATAGGCAATACAAGGCAGATACAAGTACAGGCTTCAAGATTTAGCACTCAAGGACCTTATACACAGCGTATAGATATAGCAGGAATCAAGGGTACGGATGTGCCTGAGATAGCTTTGTTGATACCTGATGGAGTTACTGATAGTACGAGAGTTAAGGTTATAAAAAAGGCTTGGAGCTGTGTAGACAGGATAGATACTTATGACGGATACATAGTCATAAGTTGTTTTGTAAAAAAGCCTGAAACCGATATCTTACTACTTATGAAGGGGGTGTAATATGGCACAGGCGATACTTTTGAGTGGTGGATCAGGTGGAGTAAGTTCGGATGATGTTACAGCCTCTAAGGCTCAAGTCTTGCAAGGGTATAAGACCGTCACTACTGATAGTAATGATGAAGTTGTGGAAGGCACTATACCCAAACGTGGCACATGGTCCACAGCTTCGGAAGTTGTAAATGCTTCAGGAGAAAGTACAGTCCATGTAAGGTTTGAAGAAGGATACTACAACAAAGATGGGCAGTATAAGCCTACTACAAAGATACCCTATGCAGTTCTATCAAATGTATTGGGAATTGATGCAAATAAAATGCTTAGTAACGCAAACGTAGCAGGCGTTACTGGTAATATAAAAATGGTCGATACTAAGCTCAATAACTATACTAATAATCAGGCAAAACTTTTTGGTATGGACCCTGGTAGAGGTAAGCTGGTTATGCAGTTGGGTCATGGCAATGCGTATTATTTTAGAGATGATAATAACCCCCACGTGGAGGTTGACGCATCTGCATTAGGTACAGCAGGTTCAGACTCTGTACTACAAGGGCAGACGGCATCAAGCCAAAGTGGAATAAAGTTTGAAGGAGCGATACCACGGTGGATTTGTACCACTGGTGGTGTGATTACAGCTTTAAATGGTGAGGGATTTGTGTGGGATGACTCTTCTGGTGCAAACAGAGGCAGAGGTATTATCACAAGAATACCAGATAAACACTTTATACAAGATGCGAGCTATGTTTTTCTAGCAAGTCCAAATTTTTACCCTCAGAATTTAGTAAAGAATATAAACATTAACGGTATAACAGGAACAAGAGATTATATTGACTTGATAAGTCCTACATGGCTGTCAGATGCAACTCTAAATTTGCAGGTGAATACTGTAGAGAAGGAGATTCATATCCCCAATAAGTTCCCACAATACAATGGACTTTTTTTGAAGGTTATAGTTTGGGGAATTGCACCTGATGGATATCATAAAAACTCAAATGGAGGTGCTTGCCCTTGTGTTTTAGCCGTGACAAATTGGGATGGTGGGGCATCATTCGAAATTAAAATTGGAGCTACGATATTTTATGGTTTGCTAGAGCGACAAGGGAATGGATTCAATGATTTCAGATTAAAATATAGAGGTGCAATGAATTTTAACTTGTCAATGAATTTCCTGATAACAGAAGGATTTAGCCACCAGTGGGCTGGAAATTATGCTACATAAGGAGGTATAGATGAAATATACAGTCATATATAAAGACAGTGGAGACGTGCTGGCGGTGATATCCGAACAGCCGGATATCAAAAGTATAAAGATAAATACTTTCGAAATACCCGACAATCATATCATAGACAGCATAGACACAAGCAAGAAAGAACACACAGCTGTGTCACACTCTACAGGGATGGTAAGCGCAGAAGAGTTAGAAAAGCAAGCAAAAGCTATCGACATGCTTGAGAAAACCGTTATGGAGCTTACAAGCCTTGTGATGAGTGACGAAGCCGCGAAAGATGAGGGCGAACAATAATGCAATGGCTATATACAAGGCTATACATTTTGTTGGGATATTTAATTTGTTTTGTTTTTGATGAAAGGAGAAGCAAAGATATGAAGTTTAAAAATTTAGCATTATTTTATGTGAATCTTATATTTGAAGGTAAGTGTACTTACGCTGAGGTACCACGAAAGCTGAAGCCTTATGTAAAGCAGGTAGCCATTGATTTAGGCGTATGGGAGATAGTAGAGGGTGGAACAGAGGAAAATCCTGCCACACCTTCAAATGCAACACACGAGGAGTAAGTGCAGTGTTTTGATAACATAAAGAGAGCCTAGACTCTCTTTTTTATTGTAAGAAAGGAGCATTAGTAATGCATTTTGATATTTTTAAACCTGTTTTTGATATTATGAGAGACAATACATTATTCAAGTTAGTTATAATAATGATTGTGATGGATGTGGTATTTGGAAGTTTAAGAGCTGCGAAGGAAAGGGACTTTAATTCAAGCGTAGGTATAGATGGAGGCATTCGTAAAATCGGTATGCTGATATCTTTGGTATGCCTGGTATTTGTAGATATATTATGCCCGGTGAATCTTATAGGGTTTGTACCTGACGCTTTAAGAGAATATATGCACATACAGGATATTTCTGTAATGGAGTTTTTCGCACTGCTTTATATAGTGTATGAGGTTTTGTCTGTACTAAAAAATATGACACTGTCAGGCTTACCTGTGCGCAGAGTATGGATTATGGTAAAGGGATTCTTAAAGAAAAACACAGGCGAATTTATAGAGATTGAGGACAAGGAATAACTATGACACTGGAAGAAGCTATAAGGCATTCGCTTGAGGTCGCAGGTGAGACAAACTGTGATAAGTGTAGAAGTGAGCACTTACAGTTAGTGGCATGGTTGCAGGAGTTACAGAGATATAGAAAGGAAAATAAATGATTAAAATAGGACAAGCAAGCAGAGACGAAAGAGGAAGATACAGTGGCGGAATTGCAGGCGATCAGGACGGTAAAGAAGTCGCAATTCGTGAGTGGTATAATCGCCCTTGGAATAAGGTACTGAGGTGCAAGGACTCAAAAAAGGCAGAGAAGATAGCTACAGCAATGGAAAAGGCCTGCAGGAATGATTTTATAGGATACGACCAAAATCAGAGAACGACATTATATAGCCTTGCAAAGGCCAACGGGTGGAAGATAGATGATATAAAGACACCGTGCGAGACCGACTGCAGTGCCTTAGTGGCTGTATGTGTTAATGCAGCGGGCATAAAAGTATCGGGCGATATTTACACAGGTAATGAGGCCAATGCACTTTTGCACACAGGAGAGTTTGAACTCTTAACCGCTCCTAAGTACTTGCTATCTGACGAATACCTTAAAAGAGGTGATATCTTACTTTATGAGTTCCACCACACGGCTATAGCACTACAGGATGGCAGAAAAGCAGAAAAGACTAAACCTGCACAGGTAGAATATCCTCTTGGCTGGAATATTTCGAAAGATGGCCAGTGGTGGTATGCTGATACTCCACACAGCTATATAGCAGGCAGATGGGCTTACATAGATGGCAGGTGGTATGTATTCGACCAAAAGGGGTACATGATAAAAGGCTGGTTCAAGCAAAGCGGAGACTGGTACTACATGAATCCACTGGATGGAGCTATGCTTAGTGGGCAGTGGGTGGATGTTGACGGCAAGTCTTACTATCTTACTCAGTCAGGATTGATGGCTAGAAATGGTTATATAGAGGATGCAAGCGAAAAGCTGTATTTCTTTGTAGATGACGAGGGTAGGTATATAAAAGAGATGGATACCGATACTCCCGATCTGAGCAAGTATGAAGTTATAGAATAGTAGATAAGGCAAGAGGTTTAATCCCCTTGCCTTTTTTGCTTTTACTGTAATGTCTAATAAATGTCTAATATAATAGGAAGAAAGTCGGTATTTACGCGCTATTTACTCAAAAAAGCAAGGACTTAAAATCCCGTGGGTAGAAATACCCGTACCGGTTCGATTCCGGTCTGCGGCAGTTTGAAATTTAGCACAGTCCTTATAATAAAGGATTTGTGCTTTTTTTATGTTTATTTTAATGGTTCTTTGTCAAATGTTGGGGTGGGTTGATTTTTAATCCACTCTTTTTTATGATCTTATATAAAATGCTGTCAATAATGTGTCAAAGTAATGTATACTAAAATAGTATAGAAATACAAAAATAATAATATAAATCTGTTGATTTTATTGTATACTTTTGATATAATATAGTTAATTCTTTAACAAGAATATGTCCACATAAATGGAGTGGGAGATAGTTTAAACGGTATCATATCCCAAATACCTAAGGACAAAACAATTATACCAGGAGGAAATGATATGAAGGGTTATGCAATGCTGAAGATCGGTGAGTCAGGATGGATTGAGAAGGAGAGACCGAAATGCGGTCCTATGGATGCTATATGTAGACCGTTGGCACTCGCTATATGTACTTCAGACGTACATACACTTTGGGAAGGTGCTATCGGTGAGCGTCACAACATGATATTGGGACATGAAGGTTGTGCAGAGGTTGTAGAAGTAGGTGAATTGGTAAAAGATTTTAAACCGGGTGACAGAGTTTTGGTACCTGCAATTACACCTGACTGGAATTCACTTGAGGCTCAGGCAGGATTTTCTATGCACTCAGGCGGAATGCTTGCAGGATGGAAGTTTTCAAACTTCAAAGACGGTGTATTCTCAGAGTATTTCCATGTAAACGATGCTGACGGAAACCTTGCTTTACTTCCGTCGAGTATAAATACTGTAGATGCATGTATGCTTTCAGATATGGTTCCTACAGGTTTTCATGGTGCAGAGCTTGCAGATGTTCAGTACGGTGATTCAGTTTTAGTAATCGGAATCGGACCTGTAGGTCTTATGTCGGTTGCAGGCGCGGCTCTTCGTGGTGCTTCAAGAATTATCGGTGTAGGAACAAGAAAAGTTTGCCGTGATGCCGCTAAATTCTACGGAGCAACAGAATTCATCGGATACAGAGAAGGACCTATCGATAAGCAGGTTCTTGATATGACCGGAGGTAAGGGAGTTGATAAGATTATCATTGCAGGCGGTACTGTAGATACATTCGCAGAGGCTGTTAAATGTCTTAAGCCGGGCGGAAGAATCGGAAATGTAAACTACCTTGGTGAAGGTGAGAGCATTGCTATTCCACGTGTAGAGTGGGGAGTAGGAATGGGACATAAACTTATCAATGGAGGTCTTATGCCGGGTGGTAGACTTCGTATGGAGAAGCTCGGTTCATTGGTAGCTGCAGGTAAGCTTGACCTTGCACCTCTTAGCAGCCATGTATTTAACGGATTCGATCATATCGAAGAAGCTTTGTTCTTGATGAGAGATAAGCCGGAAGATCTTATTAAGCCTGTAGTTAAGATAGAAGATTAA